AAGTTAACTTTGCGGCATGGCACACCGGATTACATACAAGCCCCAGGGCATCATACTTTCTTCGGCTGTCGGTGAAATCACCGTCGCCGTCGAGGGGGAATATGTCGATGTTACGCTGACCGCCACCGGCGGCATCGTCATCCTCTCGGAGCGTTACTACGCCCACGGCGGTTATGTAACGCTCTATGATCTCGGCTCGCTTATAGAGTCCGAGATGAATAAGTCCGGCCAGTCATGCGCCGACTTTACCCTGCGGGTATTTACCGACTCGGTCAACAACAAGGCTGACTTCTGTCTGCTTCATATCCTTTACTGCGACCGCTTCACGGTCTGCACGGATATTCCGACGTTTCTCCGCGAGAATTTCCTGACAACACTCTCCATGCGCCGTGTCGCTCCCGGCACCACGCTCTCCCTTTTCTTCTACGCTGAATCCGGGGAGAGTTTGGAGTATTCGGTACAGCACACCTTTCAGACGAAAAAATCGGAAGCCCGATTTATTCATTCATATTTCATGGACTCCGGCAAGACCGCCGCCACCTCCGGGGTCGTGCAGATCAACGTGCCGTTGTCCTCGGTCATTGCCGATGCCGCAGGGTTCGCCGCCGCTCGCCCTGACAATATTACGCTGCTGTCGTTTACCGTCCGTTGCGGCCAGCGGTCTGTTACCTGCTTCGTTGACAACTCGCTCACTGACCTTGAATCGTTCTACTTCCGCAACTGCTTCAATGTCTGGGACTCGGCCACTTTGCCGGTGGAAACCACCGCAAAGACGGACGTTGAACGCTCGCTTGCCATCATAAACGGCAAGTCGCGGTTCTACAACCGGTCTACGGCCAAGACATACGAGGTGGAGGCCGGACCGCTGACTTCTGACGAAGCCGGATGGATAGACCAACTTTTTTCGTCGCACGATGTGTTCCGCATCGTGCCGGACCCGACCAACAGTTATGACCCGCTCGTTCTCGCTCCTATCCTCATTACCGACTGCACCTGCGAGATTCAGGACGGCGACGAGAAACTTAACACGGTCAAATTCACATGGCGATATACAGACAACCGCCCGATTATACGCTTGTCTGCCTCGCCCGGCATTTTCACAGAACCTTACAATCTCGTTTACTCGTAAACTCGCTATGGCTCATTCCATCCATATCTCAACAGCCAGAACAATGCTCAACTCCGGCGACCCAGTCGATATTTCCGTGTGGAAATCCGACGGCTCGATACTCGAACTCGGCAACGTCATATCGCTGCGCTATTCCTTTTACGGAGGTTGGCGCAACGTCAAGTTGCTTACCTCCGGCGAGTGCCGCCGAGTCCGCGACTGCTGCATCTTCCGCGTCAATGACCTTGAAGTTTTCCTCTAACTTGTGTGCCTCGCTGAAAATGCGTAACTTTGCGATAATAACTGAACTAATTATGAATCTACTATACCGATTATTTACACTTATAATCTTTGCTCTACTCCCGTGGAATCTTTCATTCGGCGAAGTATTTAACACGTCTAAATCTTTTGATCTATTATGTTCGCCTCAATATTTTGACCATCTGAAAGAAGATACGAGATTTGCCGAACTTTGTTCTGACACCGTGTTTATCTCAAATTTATCTGATGTTAACTCTAAGTGCAGCGCATCTAAGATTTGCAATCTATATTCTGAATTACATGGAGATAAACATAATATTTCAAGTTGTCTGTTCACTTTTGAACATTTAGATAGTCTTGCTCGTGATATTGAATGGGCTAAAACCATTCTATCCGTTCAACCTCAGCTTTATTATGTTCTTCAAAAATTAGTTGAGCACGGATATTCTGAATATTGGAATAATGTCGTTTATCCAAAACTTAAATCCCATATAGATGAATATGATTTGAATAAGGATTTACTTAATAACATACACCTAAGTCTTTCCGCTTTTTTCTCTCCCGAATTTTTGTCTGATAGCCAATCAAAAATATATATATTGGATATTGAGAATGCATTCAATCTTTCAGACGAATCATTTTGCTGTACCCCTCTTATTCTTAATCCGGAAATAGAAAAGCAACTAAGATTAAATTTTTTGAATATCTATATTCACGAAAATTTACATGACCTATATATTTCACCAGAACTTATGGAAAGGTTGAGCGCTCTTGATAGCGACCCATTTTATAGAAGTAAGGAAGATATTGCAGAAAAACATGGTGAAGGAAGAAATGAAGCCTTTGTTGTTGCTGCCGAGGTATATTTATCACATAAATTAGGTATTCGAGACAATCAAAATGTTTTTGATGAATTTTCACAATACGTTGACGGTAGTTTGGTTTTAGCTCCAATAATATATGTAAACCTACCTAATAGATTGTCAGATGAATCTTATAATGATTTTCTTATTCGATTATTTGACACAGAAGTTTTGAAATCAGGTGTAATTGAGGATAACTATCAAAGTGCCATGAAAATCATTCAGTCTCAAATTAGCAAATAAGCGTCTTTTCGCCACCGTCATATCGTCCATAACTTCGCTGAAAAATCAGCAAGTTATGGACGCTTCATTTTCCGAACATCTAAATTTCAACTCCGTTGAAGACCTGCCCGGCTTCAACGCTCGTGCCGCCTTCACCGTCAACTCGCAATCCGTGTTCCGTGAGGATGTGGATATTGTGCCTACTGTCGTAGACGACCGCCTCTCTTACATTCCCTGGGGAGGCGACAATCAAATGCCGTTCGACATTCTTTCGCTCGTTGAGAAAGACGAAACTTTGGCAACCTGCCAATGTTTCAACGCCGAGGTCTGTTATGGCTCCGGCTTGCGGTATGATACCTGCGTCGCCACCGCCAACGTCAAGAATGAAGTCGACGACTTCCTCCTTGACAACGACCTCCCGGCTTACTTCCTCGGTGTCAGTCAGGACTTCAAGCACTTTGGCTTCGCCGTGTCAGTGCTTATTCTCAACGAAGACGGCACAAAGATTGTGCGACTTCTGAGAAAGGAAGCCTGTTACTGTCGCTTTGCCCCCGCTGACACATCGGGCAAAATCCCATCGGTGCTTTACGCCAATTGGCGTAAAGTCATATCCTCTCGAAAGGATATTGAGGTAATCGACCTGCTCGACCCGGCTTCTCCGTGGCGAGATCTGCAAGACAAACTCGCCAAAGGGTCAAAGACCCGAAAGTTCGCCATTGTGTCGCGCATCCCTACGGTGGACTCCACCTATTACCCCATACCTTACTACGCCTCGCTGTTCAAAGGAAAGTGGTATAACATCAAGCAGCTTATCGGCATTGCCAAAGAAGCGAAGCTCCGCAATTCCGCTCCTATCAAATATCACATTGAGGTCGGGGCGAAATATTGGGAGTCAATATTTCGTGCCGAGGGCATCACCGACCGCCGAAAGCAACAGGAACGCATTGTGCGCGAGAAGCAGACAATCCTTGACTTCCTCACAGGGGCTGAGAACAGCGGCAAAGCCTGGTTCTCGACGTTCTACGTCACGCCCGACGGCAAGGAACAGCACGACGTAGTTATCAACAAGATTGACGACTCCAAAGAGGGCGGCGACTGGGAGACCGACATTCAGGAGGCTATCAATATGATATGCTTTACTATGCGAGTGCATAGTAATCTTGTCGGCTCAGTGCCCGGCAAGGCGCAGACGAATAACTCCGGCTCTGACAAGCGCGAACTTTATACCATAGCCCAAGCATTGCAGAAACCGTATCACGACCTGCTTTTCACCGTTCATCGAATTTTAATCAAATTCAACGGTTGGCAGAACGTGACCGTGGACGTGCCGTTCATTCAGCTTACGACCCTCGACGAACACCAAGACGCAAAACAAGTAACCACCAATCCCGACAACACCAATGAAACTGATAACGACCGATGAGCAACTGCGTTCTCATCTTCCCAACATCATCGCCTCGGTCAAGGGCGAAACGCCCTTTATCGAAAGGCTCGCGCTCTTTCTCGACCTCGCAGAGGACTGGGTCAGAACTACTTTCACTTCCGAAACCACCTTTAATACCATCTGCAGCTATACCGACTCGAACCTGCTTAAAGTCCTTACTGCGCGGCTCGTTGTCGCCGACGCTCTGCGCCGGGCTATTCCATCGCTCGACATCGTGCTTTCGCCTAATGGCTTTGCGGTGGTGAACACCTCGAACCTCGCTCCTGCATCGAAACCGCGTGTCGACAGACTCATAGGCTCGATGCTGAGCCACCGCGACGATTGCATCGCCGCTCTCTTGCCCGGACTCGTCGGGGCATCGAAGTGGCTCACATCCTCACAGGCCGACTTCTTCGGCGCGACACTT